GGCGTAGATGCGCCGCTCGGCGATGTCGAGCGCCGCCTCATCGGCGATGCGCGAGAGGTCCACGCCCTTCCAGTCGCCGGAGTGGTGCTGGAACGTGCGCGCCAGGCGCCGGCGATACTGCAGGAGCGACTCGCCATTCAGCCATCGCGGGGCGGTGTCGCCGAACGCCTGCGCCACGCGGTCCGCGCGCGCCTGCGCCTCGACGAAACGACCGCGCTCGGCCTCGGGCATCTCCCGCGGCAGGCGCCGGTGGATGTCGCGCAGCAGGCCGACCAGCTCGCTGTCCGAATCCGATCGTGCTTCACGCTTCAAGGCTTTTTCCTCCTCGTCCTCGGTCTCGGCCTCGTCCTTGCGCGTGTCCTCGGTTTCCTTGTCCTCGGCCTCGCGCTCCTCCTCCTCGAGCTTCTTCTCGCCCTCGGATTCGGCATCGTCGCGCTTCTCCTCGTCCTCGTCCTTCTCGTCCTTTTCCTCGGACTTGGACTCGGACTCGGCGTCGCCGCGCTTTTCGACCGCATCCATGCGGGCGCTCATTTCGTCCATTCGCGAGTGGAGGCTGTCCAGGTGCGTGAGCACCTTGTCCAGCTTCTCACCCTCCTTCGAATTTTCGGGGGTCGCCGCCGCGTCTTTGCGCTCCTCGGCTTCCTCGTGCTGCTCCTCGGTTGCCATAATGTCACCCCTTGAGGATTCATTCGAGACGCCGGACGGCTCGCCGCCTTTGTCCCACACGCCCGCCACACAGATCGCCAGATGGTCGAGGAGGGCGGGCTTTCCCTCGACCAGGATATGGGAACCATCGGCGAGCGCATACCGGCCGCCGGCCTCGCCCTCGCGGAACGCGACGGCGGGACTTGTCGACAGCGGCTGAGTTGCGAGCAGCTCAGCGCTGGCCATGTCGTAGATTTTCGCGATGCCCCAGACCTCCTCGGCCGGAAACACGTCCCCGTCGCCGATGAAGGGCAGCACGATCGAGCCCGCGACGCGCTCGCGGTACTCGTCAGAGTTCAGCTCTTGGCTCGGCGGATGCTCCAGGATGACCGGGAGACCGTTGCACCGCGCCACGAACTCGTCGTTGAGATAGAGCGAGGGGTCGCGCCAGACGAACTCCTTGAGCGCCTTGCGGTAGCTCGCCCCCGTGCCGGTGATCCGAAGCGCCACCAGCAGGACGTTGTGGTAGAACTGCGGGCTGGTCAGCTCGCCGGCCCGGATCGCGCGGGCAATCCCGTACTCGTCCAGGTCAAAGCGCAGGAGCGCGATCTTCGCGCCCTCGTGCAGCGTGAGCGACTCCAGCGCCTGCGCCGGCTTGACCCACCGAAACTCGTCGTGCTCGTCGTTGAGCACCGGCTCGAACGGCGCATCGACATCCACGAGGAACGTCGTAAAGTCCAGCCCCCCGCGCTCGCGCCGGGTCCAGACCTTGAGGCCGTCCGCGTCTACCGCGCGCCCGGTCTCCTCCTCGGCCTCGCGGGCCGCAGCCTGCGCCGCGCTCTCGCCGTCCTCGAGGCCGCCGCCGGGATAGGCCCATACATTCTGGTCGGCCTTGTGCCCGGGCGCCCGGTGGCAGAGCAGGACTTGCCCGTCCGGCGCGCGAAAGAGGATGCCCGCGGCGCGGGCGCGGTCACGCGCCATGATCAGTGATGGTGATGGGACCGGCTCGCCGCCGACTTCTTGGCCATCTCGTGCGCGCCATACTTCTCGCGCCCGACTTTGGCGGCGATCTTCGTCGCGTATTCCTTCGACTTGCCCTCGCCCTCGAGCTTGTGGACGAGATCGGAGAACTTCGAGTCGTCGCGCTCCTCCAGGTGACGCTCGAGCGCATCGGCCGCGCCCTCGAGCGTGTGCGCGCTGTCGTAGGCATCGCAGGCGGCAACGACCGCATCCAGGCGCGAGGTGCTGTCCACGCCCGAGATCGTGCCCTTGTTCTTCGAGGCATAGAACACGCGCTCTCCCTTGTCCTTGCCGTACTCCTTTTCCATGGCGTGCATGATCTTCTCGCCCTTCGCAGTCAGCGGCATGTCGGCATCCTCCTAGGCAGCGGCGACGCGGCGGCGCGCCTCCTTGATCCAGCGCCGACCCTTGGCGGTCAGCATGTCCTCCGGCAACTCCGAGGGCGAGTACAGGTATGTCGCGTAGCAGCGGCAGAACGGAAGCTCCGCCGGCCGCTCGATCTGGTCGGCATAGAGGTGGCCGCCGAGCTTCACGAGGCCCTCGCGCTGCGCCCAGTTCCCGCGCAGCAGGAACACCATGCCGTCGAATTGCTTGTGCCGGGGCCGGTAATCGTAGCCGGTCTCGCGCCAGTGCGAATGCCAGACCTGCGCGATGGCATCCCCGGCCTCGGCCACGATGTCGTTGATCGCCGCCGTGAGCTTGTGACCCTGGTCGACGATCACGCGGCGCTCTTCGAAGGGCAGCGACTGGAAGGCCTTCCTCAGACGCTTGTCGACGGGGCGCTTGAGTTGGCTCGGCCGGCCGCCGGCGGGGATCGCCGTCGCCCAGCCCTCGAACCGCTGCAACGTGCGCTCGATCGACTGGCGCCGGTTCAGCCGGATCAGGTTCGCCGAGGCGAGAATGCGCCGGTCCAGCTCCTGGCGCATCTGCGGGCGCAGGCGCTCGATGGTGTAGCGGGCGACGCCCGGATGGCGGCGGAACAGCGCGTCGGTCTCGACCTGCTGGCGAAACGTGCGCGAGAGCCCCTCGACCAGCCGCTCGCGCAGGAGCGACTCGGGCACGAGGGCCTCATGCATCGCCCGGCGAATCCGGTCGAGCCAGTCCTGCACGCGCTCGCGCGAGTCGTAGCCGTGCTCGAGCAGGTCGCGAACCGCCGCCGAGAGCAGCTCGTAGAACTCGCGTCGGGTCACGCCGCGCCCTTGCTCGGAAGCCGGCGCCGAATGTCCTCGAGCAGCGCCCGCGTATCCGAGCCCTCAAGCCGGGCCGATGCGCGCTGGAGCGGCGTCAGGGTATCGCCGCGGAAACTGCCGAAGCGCCGCGCGACCGTCCCCAGCTCCTTCTCCTCGTGGGTAATGGGATTGCCCTTCACGCCCCCCGGGCCACCGGGAAGCCCCGCCCCGGACTGCTCGCGGGCCTCCTCGAGCTGAGCCTGCTGCTCCTCGAGGAATTCCTTGAGGTCGGATATGTCGATCTCCAGGTCGTGCGGGAACAGCATCTTGTTGTCCGAGATGTTGTCGACCGCCCACTGGATCACCAGCAGCTTGTTGTCCAGGTCCAGCTCCGGGAGAAGCGTCTGCAGGAACGCGATCACGCCCTGCAGCTTCACGTCCTCGACCTTGATCGCCTCGGACTCGGGCTCGATCAGGAGGGAGGGCCACTGCGCCTCGAAGTTCTCGATCCATTCCGAGAGCACGTCCTCGTAGGCGCGGTCCTGGTAGTACTCGGGGTAGAGCGCCTGCATCCTCGCGTAGAAATCGGGATTCCACGCCCGGTGCATCACGATCTTATCGAAGAACTCGTAGGTCGGCTGCATCCAGTCGCGCACGCTGTCGATGTAGCGGGCGATGTTCTTCGCGTCCTCGGTTCCCTCTCCGAACCCGGAGACCATCGTCTCGTTGTCCAGGAGCTTGGCCGGCATGTCCGCCGCCGTGGCCGTGTTCTTGATGATGTTCGTGCGCGCGTAGGTGCCCGCGCCGTCCACGTTCATCATGTTAAGCGTCTCGATCTCCTCATCCACTCCGATCGAGAGCACCTGGCCGGTCTGGGCATCGCGCAGGATGGCGCGCTTGACCGCTGCGGCCGCCATCATCATTTTGTCGACCAACGAGCCCGGGGACTTCTGCTTGGCGACGAGCAGCCCCAGCTTCGTGCTGATCATGTCGTCGGCCATCATCGAGCGGATGAAGCTCTTGAGCGGGTACAGAGCCCGCTGGTATACCGAGCGGCCCACGAAGCCGAAGCCCGAGCTGGTGTAGGCGAGGTAGATCGGATCCTCGTTCATCACCACGGCGCTGCGCGTCGGGTGCACATGCGTGCCCATCACCGTGACTGCGATCGGTGCGTTGAAGTCGCGCGCGGTCGGGATCTGGGAGAGCACCAGGGAGCCGGCCGTGTTGAGCGGGTCCAGGACATTGAACGAGAGCGGGGACTTCCACAGCTCGTTCAGGTCGAGTGGCTTGTTCAGGTTCCCCTCGCTGACCGCCACCACCGAGGCGATTCCGTAGATGCGCGCGAGCCGGGCGACGTTGCGGATTTTCGCCGTGCATCGCAGCTTGTCCCACTCGCGCTCGAAGGCCTCGACCGCCTCGTCGGGCGCGCCCTGGACCGCGATCTCGCGTCGCTGGGACTGCGCGATCTGTAGCGGCGTCTCCGCCATCTTTCGCCCGAGCGGGTGGTAGAGGTAAATGACCTTGCACAGCTCGTAGCCCGCGTCCGACCCCGGCGCGATGTCGTCCGCCATGAGCAGCGAGCGCAGCGAGCCGCCAAGGGTAGAGGCGGTGATCGAGGAGGTGGCGCTGTCCGGTTCGTTCACGAGATGCGCTCCAGGGGCGAATTAGCCGGCGGCCGGTTCCGCAGCCAGATCGTGTGCGGCGGCAGCCAGATGGTGTCCAGCGACAGGTAGGCGGCGTGCGTCACGGCGAGGCGCTCGAACCAGGCGAACATCCTCAGATGGCATCCTTCCACGCTTTCCCCGCCCGGTGCAGAACCCACACCGCTCCCAGGATGAACACCAGGCCAAAGAGGTCGAGTGCACTGCAAAGCCAGAACCACCAGGGCATGTCAGAATCCCTCCGCGCCACCGATCCCGATGGCAATGCCGTAACAAAAGCAGTCGAACAGGTCGTCAGCGCCCATGTCCTTGACGCCCGGGTCGAAGGACAGTACCTGCGAGAGCATGTGGTTGCGGGCCGCGCCCTTGAACTCGCTGATCCGGTCAACGGCCGGCCGCGCGATCTTGACCTGGCCCGAGTGGACATAGCCCGAGACGTTGATCCCGCGCTCGACCTTGCCGAGCGAGGTGAGCTTGGACTCGATCGGCTGGGCCCGCCAGCCGCGCGCAGCCCATTCTTGGTTCCGCGCCGCCTGCTGGAGCAGCACGATGCCCGAGGCCTTGTCCTCGATGAACACCCCAGCCGAGCCGAGTCGAACCCGGTGCTGCCGGCACATGTGCTCGAGGCGCTCGAATACTGTCGGCAGCCATGTCTCGAGCATGGCGCCCTCGATCTGGCGCAGCTCCCAGTCGTAGAGGATGAGCGGATAGGGCAGGTGGCGCGAGTGCAGCCAGAACGCCACGCCCACGCCGTCGTGCTCGGTGCCCGTCTTGCTCGCCGTGTCCACGACCGCGTAGGCGACGTCCATGCGCTCCGGGACCTCGGCCGGCGCGCCGTCGACGAGCAGGTCGTCCTCGCTGTAGAACGCGCCCTTGAGCGCGTGGGGCCGCTGCTGATAGAGCGACTCCCACGTCCGGCGGTTCTTGCGGAAGATGGCCCAGTGACTCTCGTCGAACCACTCGGGCCAGAGGTACTCCCCGACCTCGCGGCCCAGGGGATCGTCGGTGCGCTCGCACTCGGCCGGCAGGCACAGCACCTCCCAGGTCTGCCCATCCCGGCACTCGATCAGCCCCGACTCGCCGTTCCAGGTCTCGGGCAGGATAGAGCCCGCCAGGTCGTCCTCGTCCCAGCGCGTCTGGATCAGGATGATCGAGGCGCCCGGGACCAGGCGCGTGAGAAAGTCGTCCTCGTAGGCCTCGCGAGTCGCCCGCCGCACCGTATCCGAGCTGGCCTCCTGCCGCCCGGCGACCGGGTCGTCGATGATGCCCAGGCCGCAGCGCGTGGAGGTGATCGCGCCCATCAGGCCGGCAGCGTAATAGCGCGAGCCGTTGTCCAGCTCCCACTGATCCGCTGCCCTGGAGCCCTCCTTGAGCGCGGCCCCGAATATACGCCGGTAGAGCGACGAGGCCGCGATCTGGCGTGCGCGCCGCGAGTGCCGCTCGATCGGCCGGCTGCCGTAGGAGGTTGCCAGGACCTGCAGCCCGGGTACGAGCCCCATCGCCCAGGTCGGGGCGACGACGCTGGCATAGGTGCTCTTCGCTGAGCCCGGCGGTTCGAAGATCATCAGGCGCCCGTAGGGCTTCTGGATGCATGCCTGGATGCGCTCCATCGTCAGCGCATGGTGCGCGGCGATCCCCGACTCGACGGGCTCGAATACCCAGGCCTCGGGATCGTCGCCCGCAGGCGCGCCGGGAATGATGATGGACCGCGAGAACGCGACCAAGGACTCGCGCGCCAGCCGGCGCCGGCGCAGCTCCACGCGAATGCGCTCGTCCACGCGTTCCATCGCGACGGCGCGCGCAGACTGAGCCCTGCTCATCCGCGTGTGCCTAGTGGGTCTGCTGCTCGCCGGCCATTACATCGCCGCGCCCGGACAGCGCCGCCATCAGCTCCTCGTCCGTCCATTCCTCGATCGGCTGCGAGAAGCGCACCGTGTCGTCGCGCTCGATCTTGTCCCGCTGGCCCAGGTGCTGTTTGCCAAGCCAGATCAACATCGTCGTGTTCCCACGCTTGGCCGCCTGGTACTGGTCGCGGCGCAAGCTCATCCGTCCCGAGGCGCTGTGCTTTTTACGGAAGTCCGCAAAACGCATGTGGTGTTCGCGAACGCATGCGCGCTCGAGCGTGTCCTCGGAGATTCCCAGGACGGAAACGATCTCCTCCAGCGTGCAGAAAATCTGGCAAAGGCCGGTCACGACCTTCCAGTCGATCTCGAGGCGGGGGCGGCCGCCCTTGCTCCGGGCTTTGGTTTTCCTGCCGCGACTAGCGGTCTTGCGTGTGGCCATGATCGGGGTTCTCAGTGTGTGCGCATTTTCGCTCAGCCAGCTCGCGCAGGTAGCTCAGGCGCGCCTGGACGGTAATGGCGGCCTCGAGGACGCCGGGCGAGTCCGCTCCGCCGTGGGCGCGAATCTCGGCCAGCATTGCCTCCAGCTCGCCCGCCAGGCGGCGAGCCTCCGGGGCGCTCAGCGCTGCGAGGGCCGGGCCGAAGGGTTGCGGGTGGTAGGGCGCGCGGCGCCGACCTCCGGCGACGACGGGGCGCGGGGGGCCGTGCGACGGCGCTCCACGACGCGCCCGACCTGGTAGGCGATGGGGGCGGCAAGCGCGGCCCCGACGCATAGCCCGATGATGGCACCGATCATGTCCGGTCCTCCCGCCCACGAAAAAGGGCGCCACATCGGCGCCCCTCGGGAATAGCTGTCGCAGTCTGCCTGTGAATGTACGCAAAAGTTCCCCCCGGTGTCAATCCCCTAGAGATCGCCGATCATCAGGATGCCGTAGAGGAGGATTTGCGCGCGGTCCAGCCATTCACGATACCGCTTCCGGTCGCCCAGGCCGAGGGTGGTGGCCATGCGCTCCTGGTAGGTGTGCGCAGGCTCGCCGGTGCGCCGGGGGCGAAACCGCCAGCGCCAGCCGGCATTGGGCCGCGCCTGGAGCGCGTGCAGGCGCCGATCCCAGCGCCGTCCGCGCCAGCGCGGGCGCCAGGCCTCGGCCTCGAACACCGGGACCATCCCGAGGTATTCGGCCACGAGCACCAGGAATGCCTCGGGGTAGAGGACTCGCATCTCCGCGATGCAGCGGTCCACGCGCTCGGGAACGGGATCCACGCGCAGACGGTCACCGCGAAACGAGCGCGTCTGCTTACCGTTGGCGGTCAGCGGCCGAGGCGCCTTGGGATGGGTCGGGTTGCGCGGGCTCTCGGCGAGGGCGAGGCTTCGGATCGTCGCCTCGCTGGAGTAGGGCCGATACCCCAGGCTGGCGGCCGCGCCGCCCTGGGAGGCCCACCGCGCCCACTCGTGCATCAGGTCGGGAATTGTCCGCTGTTCCAGTTGCATCGACTCACCTCCCTTGCAAGCTGGCTCAATTCTTGTCGCCATGCCCCGATCCCTTCAGGTTTTTCTCCAGACTCGCCGTGCCGCCGGAAAACGCTTCCCAGCGGGCGAGAACGATGTCCGCATAGCGGGGCTCTAGCTCGAACGCAAAGCATCGCCGATCGCAGCTCTCGGCCGCGATGATCGAGGTCCCAGACCCGACGAACGGGTCATACCAGATCGCGCCCGGTTCGGAATTGTTGAGCATTGGGCGGCGCATGCACTCGACCGGCTTCTGCGTGGAGTGCCCGTGTCCGGAATCCTCGCGTGCGGGAATTTCCCAGACGGTGCTCTGAGTCCGGTCTCCCGTCCAGTGCCCACGGCGACGCACGCCGTAAAAACAGGGCTCATGCTGCGCGTGGTAATGGCCACGGCCACGCGAGAGCGCGAAGCTGTCCTTCACCCAGATAATTTGGGCGCGAATATTAAAACCGACCACTTCCAGGCTCTCCTGGACGACGCGCGCCTTTGTCCCTGCATGCCATACATACGCAACATCGCCAGGAAAGAGGGCCCAGGCCTCGCGCCAATCAGCCCGGTCATCGTTCATGACGCGGCCCATTTTTCTCGTGCGCGGTGAATCCTGAACCCGGGAACGCCATTCGGGGTCGTAATTCACCCCGTAGGGAGGGTCGGTCACCATGCCAAGAGGCACCTCATCGCCGAACAGACAGGCAACGGACGCGGCGTCCGTCGCGTCCCCCACGAGGAGCCGGTGCCTGCCCAATACCCATAGGTCCCCGTCCGATGTGCGCCTGGGGGCGTCCGTGGGAAGCTCGTCGGGATCGGTCAGACCATCGGCAGGGCCCAGCAGACGCTCCAGCTCAGAGGCGCTGAATCCGATCGTGTCCAGATCGAACGCCTCGGCATGCAAGGCCTCGATCTCCACACGAAGGAGCCCGCGGTCCCAACTCGCGTCCTCCGCCAAGCGATTGTCGGCCAGGATGTAGGCGCGGCGCTGAGCATCGGACAGGTGAGAGAGGTCTATGGTCGGGACCTGCTCGAGCCCGATGCGCTCAGCGGCGAGCACGCGGGCGTGGCCCGCGATAATGTTCCCCGCCTTGTCGACCAGGACCGGATTGGTCCCTCCAAACTCGCGCATGGATCGGGCCACCCGGTCGATCTGGGCCGAGGTGTGCTTGCGTGAATTTTTCGCGTAGGGAACCAGGGCAGCGATTGGACGCATCTGGATTTCCCTCGGAAGTCGAATTTTGTTTCCCATCAGTCCAGCTCCACAGGGACGGCCGGGACCCGAACATTCCCGCGCTGGTCCAGAAAGGTCAGGCCCACGGCGAGCGCGGCCCAGAGGTCGGACTTGACCCCATACAGCGGGCCCGGCATCGCCTTGCGCCCGATCGCGCGCTCCTTCCCGGGCCCGTATCGATCAATCAGCGCCTGGCGGATGTTCGAGTCCTTTGCGCGGGCACTGTGGCAAATATGTTGCTTGACGCGATTGCGGGTGAGTCGAACGCACGGACCGCGCCATGCCTCGCGAAATCGCCCGATCCAGAAACAGGTTTCGAAAATTGTGGCGCCGACTGGCATTCCGTAGGATGCGATCATTTCGATGACGAGGTATTCGGCGTGCGAGAAAGCCCCATCCAGGATGCGCGATCGCAAATGCAGATTGTTGTCGATGCTCCACCTCTCCGGGCGTCCTTCCACGATTTGCACCCAGGCCGACCGGACATCGCCCGGGTCAATTGCGACGATTCGTCCGGGGTAAATACTGCTCTCCATGGAATCCCTCCTATGCGTCTGTTTCGTAGGTTTCCCGAGGCGGGGACATCAGCAGCCTCTCGATCGTCCGGTCCAGCACGTCCAGCTCGTCCACCCGGTAGATGCGCCAGAGCGTCTCGTCTCCGTGGATGCCCTGCGGGCCTTGGTGGCAGTCCCAGCAGAGCGGAATCGCGATGTACTGCCGGTGCTGGCGGATGTGGTGCGCGTAGGACGGCCCGGGGCGCCCGCAAACGCCGCACGGCAGCGCCTTGATCATAGCCAGGTGCCGGCGCTCACGGGTGGTGAGGCGGTTATTCATGCCACCGCCCTCCGCTGGTCGGCCTCGCACCGCCGCTTCGCCTCCGCCGGGTCGGTCGAGACCGCGATCAGTGTTGAGCGCATCCCCGGCGCGAGCCGCCACGCCTCGTACTTCCATCCGTCGGGCAGCTTCACGCGGGCGACGGTGTGCGTCGCGCGCCCGGCCTCGTCGAGCAGCCGGATCGCGTGCTCGCTCCGGGCGCCGCTCGGCTCACGGTAGGCGGTCCAGCGGGTCATGCGCGCCCCCGCAAAATGAACGCAGCTATATGACGCCCTGTTCCGTTTCCCGGCACGCCATCCTCTATCGCGCACCACTTCACGTCTCCGAGATTGCGGATGTCCTTGACGCCAATCGCCGAGCACATCATCAGCACCCATTTGTCGACCGGGTAGACGATCACCACCAGCTTCCCCTTTTGGCTCTCCTCAATCGCCTTTCGCATCCACGCAGTCGGACCCTTTTTTCTGGGACGCCTGTCGCCAGGCCCCTGGTGCCAAATAGAACCGAACGGCGGGTTAACGTAATTCCGACAGCCCCACTCGCAGGTGAGCCCGTCGAATCCGTCCGGCTTTGGATATGGGCACGGATCGAAGTCGAAATGAAATTCCCGGTCAAGCTCTGCATAAAGACTCGGCGGAGTTAGCCAGTAATGCCGGCCGTCCGAGCCGCTTCCGCGGTGAAATTTGTTCGCATCCGGCAAAAGCTGGCTCTGGTGGAAAGCCCTCACGCCGCCTCCCACAGATCACCCTGCGCCGGCTGTCCCGGCTCGCGCACGGCCAGCACCCCGTGGACGCGCTTGCCGGTGATCGGGCAGCGGATCAGGTGCGGCGTCTCGCGCAGGTGGTGGTCATGGATCAGCTCGTTCACCCGACCGCACACCGTCGCGATCTCCAGTCCCGTTCGCCGGGCGATCTCGCGGCGCGAAAGGGCGGTCGTGGCGTAGAGCACGCAGCGCAGCACCTGCGCGCGGCGGCTGGCAGCCTTCCCGCTTGCCTCAAGCTCGGCGAGTGCCGCGTAGCTGGTGTCTCGCATGCTCATGCCGCTTCCTCCTGTGAAATCTGATCCACAAATTGCAACCGTTCCCCGATCCACCGAACGCAGGGAACGGCCCAGGAATTGCCAAGCGCCTTGTAGCGCGGGCCGTCCGGGCATTTCTCGACGGGTTTATTGCGCCAGGGGATGCGTGTATAGCCGTCAGGGAATCCCTGCAATCGCTCGCACTCGCGCGGGGTGAGGCGGCGCACAGATGCGCCCTCCGATATGCCATGACCGTTCGCTCCGGTTTGCGCAGTTCGGATTGCCGTTGGAACAATCGGCGTACCGCGCCCGGTTCCGTCCTCGCTGGCGTCAAAGCCTCGTCCGCGCAGGGCATGGGAAACGAACAGTCCGCACCCGCGGTCAATATGTTGGTTTTCAAGCCCCTGCTTACTGCCGAAATGCGCATTCAAGGTCGGTGCCAATGGCTGCGAAATCAGCCATCCGTCCGCGCTTGTGATTCCGTTTCGGCCTCGGATTGCAACACTTCGCGCAGTTGCGGCGGTAGTTCCTTGCCCCGCTTCTCGGCTCGGCGCAGAATCCCCGCGCAGGCTTTCGGGCTCAAATAGAACCGCCGCGGCACTTCTCCAGTCTCCAAGACATCCGACAACGAACACACGGCGGCGGCGCTGGGCCAAGCCGAAGTATTGAGCGTCAAGAATTCGGT